TGACTCCATGAGTCTCCTAGGCTATAGCCTAGAGGAGCAGTAACTGGAAATATACTCCAACCATTGCGCCATAGGTAGCTAAAGCGAGAAGCACACTCAAGATCCATCTGCTGCCAGCCATAATCCGAGAACATGCCATAGGTAGTGTCTAGGTTTGTGCAATCTACTACAGCCATAATGTTCACCTTATCGAAGTCAGAGAAGAACTCCTGATTGATAGGTATATAGTTCATGCCCGGCTGCATGTCATAAGTACCCGAGTAAAGCACTTCTGCATTCTGAGTTTGAATGATGGCAAAAGGCACTGCATTCACAGTTGTTGCTCCAGCATTGTAAACATATAGCTGCTTAATGCGCAAGCTCAAGTACTTACTGCCTTGAATGCTTATGAATGTACCCTTATAGATTGCCTCTGCTGGTATTGTCTGAATCTGCTGCCACTGCTGTACAAACTCCTTGCGAGTCTGAAATAGGACTTGATCAAGTTGAGCCTCTGCCGAAGTGAATAGAGCAGCTTGAATGTCTCTCCTTATGCGCTGATAGGCTACTTTCTGAACACTATCCCACATCCCAACATAGCTAACCTGGTCAGGTGTTGCAACCTTGTCCAGAAGCTCAGAAGACATGCCCGGGTAATCATTGATAAAGAGGCCGGACAATGGCTCTGCATTGGAGCAGCCTTTTAGCCCGATGTAGTCAGTGAGGCAATTCATGCCGCTAAGTTACTGAATTTTAAAAAGAGCCTTAAGCACTCCACCAATGAACCTACCTCTGCGCTCTGACCGATCTAACTTCTTAATCTTGTCCTGTTTGATACTATCCAATTCAATGCATGATTTGGCAAGCTCCACTTCCTTTGTCTTGATGCTATCAATTGACTTCTCAATCTGGATGATTCGCATTGTATTGCCATAGTGCCAGCTCTCTGTTTCCTTAATGGACTTGTCAAGTCTCTTGTGCGCATCGAGGGTGAAGTAGTAATTCCACACAAGATAGGAAGCCAGAAATAGGATTAATAATTTAACTACATTCTCAAGTCTCATTTGTTTAATATCTTTTTGATTACCAAGTAAATTTTTTTGTATCCGGAAATCATGATAACCTCCTCTCCTGTGTTGTACTCAATCGGCTGCATGAGCTTCTTATGAATGTCAAATGCTATGACCGAGAACCTGTACACTATGAGCCAGAACCAAGCATGATCATAGGCCCATTGCTCAATCTGTGTTAAGTCTGTTACTGGCTCATTGAGTTTAGCCAATATAATAGCTGCATAGGCAGGAGTATCATTAAGCCACTTGAATAGCTCTTCTTTAATTTCTGGAGTTATCATTTCTTACAAATCATAAGCCAAAGTTAGGCAATTTCTCTTACCGAATCACTTGAAATAAAGTTTCATAAAGTAGTGATTTTTAGCTTAATATTGTAAACTCTTATGCAAGGTGTTTATCAAACTATCAGAAAAGGAGATGAAGTTTCTCCAGATGCTTGCGCATGGAAGGTGCAGCATCAAAAACCTTGACAATCCAAACAGACCTTCTCAGATGGTCTATGGCAATACTCATCTAGAGGCTGACTTAATCGGTATCATGGGTGAGTACATGGTGAGTAAGGCTCTGAAAGTGCCATTTGATACCAGCATCCATGTAGAAGGCGATGGTCAGGTTATGGACTTACTCTATGGCCCTTATCAATTACAAGTCAAGTCTACAAAGTATAAGACCGGGAAGATGCTCTTCTTCCGCAAAGAGGAGCTAAAAGCTGATATTTTTATCCTTTGCATCTGCATAACTAACCAGGCATTAGTTGAGATAGCCGGATACATAACTAAAGAGGATGCACTTATTAAAGGTGTGAACATGGACTTGGGAAGAGGCATGCGCTTTGTCATTGAGCAAAGGCATCTTAAGCCTATAACTGAGCTTGAACAAGTAAGTAGGGATATTATCTAAGACCTGCTCTTCCCTTCTCTTTAGCAGCATCATATTGCTCTTTAGCCACAGGCCATAGCTGATGTCGGCAGTTGTATCCTCCTCTGTAGGTGAATATAGTGCTGCTATTAGTGCCAGCCATCCTACCTTGCCAGTTCTTTAGGCTTGCCCACTTCTGCACTTCTTCCTTTGTGAAGTACCTACCTGATCTTGCCTCACAGAATGGCCTTGAGTCTTCAATTAGAGTGCCAGCATAAAGATAATACTCTACCCCTAGGTCTTCACTGATGGTCTGAATGTATTCAGAATTGAAAGTCATTACAGCATCATTGGTAGTTTGCTTAATATATCTATTCAAAAAAGGTGCTTGCTCTGGAGTGCCTTCAATAAACTTGCGCAGAGTTTCATTTAGCTGCGACCTAGTGCCAATGCCAGCAATGTTATCCTTTAGCACTTCTTGAATGGCATTTCCAAAGTTATCTCTGATGCCAGCCCCTAAAAGTGCATTCTTAGTGGTCTCTATGTTGGCCTGTAGGATGGCTTGATAAAGCTCAGTCTTAGGTTTAAAACTGCCTATGGCTATAGTTATAAATTGATTGCTCAGGTCGGCTAACATTTCATAACCGGAGACAACCTCTTTAACCTGATTCTGGTAGAGTGAATTATTGACAATGGTATCGGATATGTCCTTCTTTAACTTTATCAGTTCCTTTATTGTCTTAGCCCTGTCATCTGGATCAAGGCTAAGGTTGCTAGCTAGGTCAATTACCTGATTAGATAACCTCTCAAACACTTTGGGCAGAGCTTTATCCATCCGGCTCTCAATAGCCATCTGAAGCTCTTGAATCTTCTTGATCAGTTCAAGTTGTTTAGGAGGCATATTATAAGCCTTCTGGCATTATTGGCACTATTGACTGCCTAATTTCCCCAATTTTAACTGCAGTTAAGGCATTTACATCGGCTCGTTGCTGCTCAACAGGCTTCTCATACCACATTGCATCTTGACTTACTAATTGCATTATAAAGGCAGGAAGGTTACAGGAAAGCACATAATCAAATTGAGTGCATCCGCTGCTACTTAATAGCACAGTCTTCTCATCGGTTGACTTGTAAGGAAGTGGATCAAGGTTTTTTAGGATTTTAAGGTAGGTCTTCTGTATGCTATTCTCTCCATAAAGCTTCTCAACATAGTCCTCTTCAATTCCGGCAGTAATGATAGGGTTAAACTTGCCAGCCATTGCCTTAGTGAGCATCTCTCCTACCATGTCAGCAGTCATGACATCGTAGTCAGTAGGTATGGTAATCTGTGGAAGTGCAGCTTTTACCTTGTCATCATTCATCAAGGATGATGCAAAAAGTGCATTATACCTTTGAAATAATATGTAGAAGCAAACCTTCTTATAAATGGTTGCTAAATGGACAGTAACGGAGAAGCAGAAAGTGTTAAGCTCCTTCCTGTCATACTCCTTAGCTATTCCTGACTGAGCTGCTGGAATCTGGCTAAGGATTTCAAGTCCAATAGCCTTAAAGCCTTGGAACTCCTTCTGCACAATGTCCTCCTGGAATAGCTTTACAGTATCGGTTGGTCGCTCAATGTAGCCAGCCGGAGGCACAGGAGGCACTATAGGAGTCGGATTGATAGCACTTACCCGGTCAATATTAATCTCCATCAGGCCAAAAGGCGAGCTGCTTGCCCTTCCTGAGCCTGAGCAATCAGCACAACTAATCCTCTGCTCCTTTTTATTAGTCCGCATGCCAGTACCATTGCAGGTCTTACATGGTGACATTTTCAATGCCCACTTCTGAGGCAGGGCATGCATTGCCCATAGTATATTCAGGTCATCGGTGCGGAATAAAACCTCATTCCATGCCGGAAGGCAAGGAGCAAGCACCGAATCAAAGACCATCTTGCCATCCTCTTCTTCATAAATGATGTTACCTACTTTGCATATTGGCAAGTAAGGAAGCTCAAATGGAAGAATGAATATCTGGAAAGGCTGGTCATAGGTGTACAGATTGACTTGCCTAAATAGAATTAGACCTTGCTTAGTGAATGCTAGAAACTGATCCCACTTTTTCCGGTTTAAATCCTTGTAATCCTCAACCTTGATAATGGCATAATCTTCTCCTTCCCAAATGAGGTCTTCCGACTCAATTATTTGCGGGTAAGGCCTTGAAAAATCAAGGCTAGCCACTTCTTGAGGTCGCTTAATAAATTCTTCAAAATCCGGGAGAGTAACCACCAGAGCATTGGCATCTTGTAAGTAGGTTTTAAGGAAGACATTGAAAAGCCAGGTCTCAAGGTTGCCATACTTCGGCAGCATGTCGCTGACATAATATTCTAAAGTATTATTCTGGAGGCCTATTCTTTCGGCTACTCCAGTCTTTTTAAAGTCAGATTCAAAAGCTATTTTAAAGTCATCAGCCTGTTGAATCTTCTGAAGGAAGGTATAGACTCTTCCGGTGGCAGTAGTTGTAGGAGCTTGCCATCTGCGCTTTCTGTATTCCTTCATCCAAGGCTCTTCGCTTGGATGTTGAGTAAGAAGCAGCTTTTCGGGATACTCATTCTCAAAATGGTACTCCAGTTCTTCGGCTTTTTGCCGAGCATATTCAATATACTCAGCTTTGCCCTCACGGATTTTTGAGTCCATTAAGGCAGAATATAATACCCCGATTAGCTCTTCCATTGTTACTTAATTAGTCGCAATTTACAGTTAATGTAATTGTCTGCTGACCGAATACGCAACCGTACTCA